GTGTCCACAATCTAAGTTTGCCCTTGAGGTAACTGGTGGAACTGGTAGTGGAGATATTGATGTTGTTTACCTAGTTTCAATTGATGGTGTAACGTATTTTGCACCGACTGATACAGCTGTTATTTCGACTATAACAACTAGTGCTAAACGAGCTAATGTAGCTCCATTTGCACCAACATTCTGTCGTTTCTTGAAGTTTACATTTAGTGAAACTGCTTCTGAAGCTCATACTGGTGTTAGCGCAACCTTGATAATGATGTAATAGGGGTGGGGCAGATGAACAGAGAAGATAGAGAATTTTTACAAGGCATGGATAAGAAGGTAAGTTACCTATATGACCATATTTTAGAAAGCGAAAAGGAACAAGTTCAAATAAAGTCTGACCTAACTCATCACCTAGAAAATCATAACGCCATAAATAAATTTAGTAAATGGGCTGTTGGGTTGGTTGTAGGACTTTCAGCAACCATTGTAACTGCTTGCAAAGCATTCGGAGGGTAATATGTCAGCACTTAAAAATCAAAAATATGAACGGTTTTGTCAATACTATGTGGCTCTAAGAAGCTACGGTGAGGCATACATTAAGGCAGGGTTTAGAAATACTCAATATAACCAACAAAATGCCTACAAACTTAAAAAAGCACATCCAGAAATTCAAGACAGAATTGATGAACTGGAAGAGGAACTAACATCCAGAGCTAGGCATGAGCGCGATGATTACCTAGACTTATTGGATGATATTACTTTTGCAAAGGGTGAATTTTCGGGAGATAACACTCCGAAATTAGAGAAGCGTCTTTCAGCTTGCACAAAAGCTATGAAGGCTCAAGGTATCGAAGGGGATACTAATATAAATGTCAGCAACGGTGCGTTCCAATTGATTGTACATTCAGCACCAGAGGGCGAGGAAGAAGACGAGGATGGCGGAAAATAACGTAAATCAAGTCGATTATTACCCAACTCCTACAGGCGCGAAATTTCACAACTGTTGTAAGCGTGTAAAGGGGATAATGGGGCCAGTTGGTTCTGGTAAATCGGTATGTTGCATACTGGAGCTATTAAAATTAGCCTATGCACAAAGACCAAATAAACAAAAGATTAGAAAAACTCGTTGGATGGTAGTTCGTAATACCTATTCTGACCTAACAACTACAACAATTAAATCATTTCAAGACTGGATACCGCAGTCGATATGCCCGTTGAATTATTCACACGCACCTATTGATGGTGTTATGAGAATTGCTCTTGAAGATGGGACACAGGTTGAGGCAGAGTTTTGGTTTATGGCACTTGACCGACCCGAAGCCGTTTCTAAACTGAAATCATGTGAGATCACTGGAGCTTGGATTAATGAGGCTCGATATATACATGAATCAATAATGAGTACACTAATTGAGCGTAGTGGACGTTATCCATCTGAACGTGACGGGTTCCCTAGTTGGGCTGGTCTCATAATGGATACAAACCCACCTTCAAATGCTCACTGGTATTACTACAAAGCAGAGATTGAATGTCCAGAAGATTGGGAGTTTTTCAGACAGCCTCCAGCCATATTGCGCGATGAGAATGATAGGCCATATGTGAATGTTGCAGGCGATCCAGATAGGGGCATTGGGCCAGCAGAGAACTTGAATCATTTGTTTGAAGGGCCGGGATATTACATCAAACAGCTGTCTTCTAAGAAGCCTATGGAGATCAAAGTAGACCTAGAGGGTCAGTACGGATTTCTACATGCTGGTAAACCTGTTTGGTCACAGTATAAAGACCAATTTCACTTCTCAAAAGAGCCGTTGACGATATTGCGCGGTCTGCCTTTGATAATGGGAACAGATAATGGACGTACTCCAGCAACACTAAGAGGACAGCTTACCCCATGGGGCCAATTGAGGATACTACGCGAGGTTTTTCCTCCACATGGTACTACTATAGGGGCAAATAACTTTATTGAAAAATACGTTAAGCCAATGCTTAATAATGAATTCGCGGATATGAGGCGCAAGAACTGGTGTGACCCAGCTTGTCTTCAGAAATCACAACATGACGAGATTTGTGTTATGGATGTATGGAATAAACTTGGTATAGACACTGAGACTCCATCATCAAGTAATGTACTACAACCACGTCTTGAGTCTGTGGAGAATAGATTTGTAGGATTAACTGATAGCGGTCATGGAGATATTGAACCTGCTATTATAATTGACCCAGCATGTACCTTTCTGCGAGAGGCTTTACAGGGTGGCTATCATATTGAATTAGTCAAAAAGGCTGGTGTAGCTGATGAATGGAAAGAGGAACCTGCCAAAGACAGATATTCCCACATTTGTGATGCTTTACAGTATATGTGCTTGGCTAATGATGAAGATTATGCTTCAATTAGGGAACAGTTTTCTGGTGGTGGAGAGCATGATGTTACAATTAATCAGTCGGTTGTGTGGTAAATTAGGTTTGAAAAAATACTAATCTATGCTATATTAACTAAATGGACTTTTATGAAGTGAGTATCGAAAATGTTGATTTGCTTCCTTAATCAACTTCCCCTCCAAGAGATACTCATTTCGCCAATTTTATGAGGGGTGACGGAGGGTATATGGGAACTAATATCGACAGCCAAATAAGTGACGGTGATGCATTAGACCACGGTTTGCTTAAAGCTAAACATTGTATTGGAAAAATAAATTCAAGAATTCATCCTTATGTCGTTGCAGACATTCAGTTAGGAAATAGGCCATCTGGAGAGCGAGTAGTTTGCTTTGCTATTATTCATAAGCAAGGTAAGTCTAGGACACGCACAGACAGGTTAACGGGCGAATCAGAGCAGGTACGTGGTATTTACATTGCTACGCCTATTGTGGATATACTCCCTAATGAAGCTGAAATAGATTTGATTATAGAATCTATACGTCAAGACCTAGACATTTGTGGTGCTACAAAAATTATTATTTAGGGGTTAAAAAATGGCAGAAGACAACCAATCACTTAGACCTAGACCACTAGCCCCAGATACGAGGGCAACGAGTGTAGTTAATACTACTCCAGAAGAATACAAAGGTCTAATTACAGTTCGCTCTGCTCAAGAGATTCAGACTGACGAAGATATTAATAGAACTATAGAGGCAGAACCAGTTCTTGATGCGTTGACAAACTACTTACATAAGGTTTGGTCAGTTTGTCGTGATGGTAAAACTAAGGTTACAACCATCCTCAATGAGTGTAAGCGTCAGAGAGAGGGTATATACGACCCCGAAGTACTCCAGAAACTCGAACAACAAGGTGGGTCAAAAAGTTTTACAAATATTACTAATCGTAAGTGTATATCTGCTGAAAGCTGGCTGAATGAAATGGCTGGCCCCGATGAACCTTTTACGATTGAACCTACTCCTATTCCAGAGGTTAATCCTCAATACATGGAGAAGCTGGCCCAAGAGGTAGCAGAAAAGGCAAATGAATATCGCCAAGGTGGTACTGAAATGAGCCAAGAAGAGATTCTTGATTTTAGTGCTGATGCCAAGGCTGAATATGAGAAGACACTAGATGAGCTAAATAACTCTGCTTCTAATAGAATGATGAAGATTATGAAAGACCAATTTTTCCACGGTAAATGGAGAAAAGCGTTCTTAGATTTCATTCACGACTATGTTATGTACCCAGCTGGTATTATGAAGTATGAGACATTAAAGAAGATTAAGCCAGTCCATAAGCAAGATGAAAACGGTAACTGGATTATATCTACTGAATCATATTTGCAAGAAAGTTTTAAAAGAATTGATCCATATAATTTTTATCCTGCCCCTAATATTGCTACAGTTAATGATGGTGATGTTTGTGAGAAGATTGCATTCCAGCGTAAGGATTTAGTCGCGCTAATAGGAATGGAAGACAGTGGCTATAAAGATGACGCTATCAGAGCCGTACTAGAAGAATTCGGTGCTGGTGGATTGAATGCTTGGACAGATAATACCGAGTTCGCTTTAACTCAAACAGAAAGCGATGGTGATATAGAGCAAATGAATAGAGGTATGGCCTCCCTTACTATAGATGGTATCGAGTATCACGGAAGTGTACAAGGTAAGCTGTTGCAAGAATGGGGTATGACAGGTATTAAAGATGACTTGAGAGAGTACGACATCTGGGCTATACTAATTGGTAACCACGTAATCATGGCTCAATTGAATCCAGACCCACTAGGTCGCAAGCCATATCAAACAAGCTCTTACGATAAAGACCCTAATAACATTTGGGGGAAAGCAATTTGTCAGAAAGTTAGAAACTGCCAATATGACGCTAACCAAGCCAGACGTGCAATGATGAACAACATGTCTCTATCTTCTGGCCCACAGGTTGTAGTCAACCAAGCATACCTAAGTGCAACTGAAGATTTGACCGCCATGTATCCATACAAGATTTGGAAAATGCGTGGTGATTCTAAGTCAGAAAATGT